CTTCTATCTCCTGTACAACAGTGTCGCCTTCTTCTAATATTTGTGCCTGACTATATGAAGAGTAATATAAGAAGAACAGAGAAGATACCAAGAGCACCCTCATCAGTGATAATTTCTTCATTCCTTACATTCTCCTTTACCCATCTATCATAATCGGGTCTCTTCTCAGGATTCTCTGCCCAACCTTTTGCAGCATCTAAACCAATCTTACCGAAGTATGGACAGGGTGTACCTGCCATTTCCATCGCTTGGAACACTCGTGAATCTTGACAGAGCATAGCTACAGCCCCAACTTTCATTCCCATTCTGTACAAAGACCTAGATAATTTAAGTCTTTCGCAGTTTAAATCTCTAACAGCACCACCGCCAGCTAAACCTAGTATCTGTGTTTGCACTGCTGCACTCGCTGCAAAGCTACATACATCTTGATTATTTACCACAACCGATGGGGCATTTGCTGTGCCAACCGTTCTATCTACCGTGGTTGTGCCAGATACTGTGCTACTCGTTGATGTCACCGTATTTGTCTGGGCCAAAGATTCTCCTTGCCCAAAGCTTATGCAAGCCACCAATAAAATAGCTAACCACCATTTGTGCATTTCTAATCCTCACCGTTGTCTTCCACTATGGGCATTGCTGACTTACTTGGCATAAGTACAATTCCGTGCAATGCTCGTACATCATGTTCTTGTTTTTCTATTTTACCAAGGCCAACCCTGTCTAATAGCGTTTGTGCAGCTTTTAGTCTGAGTTCTTGCCTAGGGTTTAACCCATCATCGTTCATAGATTCTACCACCCTAGATACAGCAGTAGCCGAATTAACGGCTAGTTCTCTTTTGGATATATCTACAATTTCGTCTGCAAGGGCTTTTACAAGCCAAGTTCTAGAAGAAGGAGAGTATCCCGCTTCCTCACAGGCTGCGGATATATTGCCTCTGTTTACAAAGAGAGCATCAAGAAACTTTTTTTGTTTCTCTGTAACTTCCTTTTTCTTTTCTTGTGCTAGAAGTGCAGAGGTCATCCGTAGGTCTTTGCCTTTCTTATTCCGCCACCCATAGCGTACTTTTTAACGGAGCCACCAGATGAAAAGCCATCTCGCTTCTTTAAACGAGCCCTATCAGCTTTTGATACTTTTTCAGCAGCGTTAATAACAGCAGCCCTTTCTCCTTTTCCAACTTTACGGCTTGTTAATTTTTCTACGGCATTAAATAATTTTCCTATAGAAAAAGTATTGTTTTCTTGTGCATGTTTAAACAATGTATTGTTAGAATTTATTCTTCTAGTTTCTTTTTCATCAATTTTACCAGTTTTTTTATTTTTAACTACTACAGGAAGGCGGTCTCCCACTCTTACTGTTGTTCCAAAAAACATACCGCTTCTTACTGCAGTGCTCATCCGTAACTCCTCGCCTTTCTTATTCCGCCACCTTTAGCATATTTTTTAACATATCCACCTTTAGCTTTACCTTCTGGTAAATTTAAATACTTTGTAAACTGTGAACTTGTCATATTATCTAGGTCTTTATTGGTAAAATCTTTTTGTGTAGCATTTTTTTTAGCTATTAATGCATTGTAGTCTTTAGCAGCGGCATTACCAGTAGGTTTGCCTACTGGCATAACTCCAGATTCTTCCATAGCTTTTTGTGTTTTTTTGCTAATTCCTACTGTAATATCACCCATAAGTCTTTGCCTTTCGTATTCCGCCACCTTTAGCGTACTTTTTCATTGCCTTACCACCGTAAGCCATCTTTTTCTTTTTAGCTCTGCCACCGTAGGCTTTGTTACCCGGACCTCTTGGGCCAGTCTTTCCTTTAAAAACAGCAAAATTATTTATCAATGCATTTTGTGCAGAAGGACTCATGTCTTCAAATTTTTCAGTTATGCCTGCATCTGCAATAGCTTGCATTGTAAGAGCTAAATCTATATTAGCGGGTAATTTTAAATCCACCTTCTAGATCTCCGCACACGCATAACAATTAATTTCTAGTCCTACTGCTACTTCTACTATTCTTGGTGATTTCCACATGATATGTATCCTTTTATGTTATCTTGGTTGAGTTGTCTTGGGGGATACGGAGCATAGATGCCCCCTCCGGAGATAGTATATTAATTGTGCTACCCCCCAAGGACTTAAATGATGCAGCACAACCCGTTAACCCCTCGTATGTATAACCTGTTCTTGTGAGGTTGTGAGTGTATTTGCACTACATGTACCTATATATTATACAGCCTATATACAAGTTGTCAAGTAAAAAGTTACTTAAATGTGCTTTTTTTTATTTTTTACTTGACAGGTCTGAAATACGGTGTATAATAAGGGTAATCCCGTTGGGTAATATACCTTGTACCCTGTAGGTCTACCTTAAGGTATGCCGAGGTGATCCGTGTGGAATATCCTGTAGAGATAGCCCCGCTGGTTGGGACTAAAGGGATGCCCAAAAATTTCTGGTAGGGTGCCTAAAAAATACACAAAATTGTGAGAGATTGCATGCATGGGTATGGGTACCCCCCAGTGACCCTAACCTACCCCAAGACGATATATTTTTATTAATAGCCGATAAATCCATGTTTTATAATGTTTTAGACCATTAAAACAGTACTACATAACACATTGCAAGGTCACACGTGGGCGCACATGTTTACTAGTAACAAAATGTCAAGAGTTTTAGTTTGCCCTAGTGTCCATCTGGTTGTGATAGTTGGAAGGTTACACTGTAGAGTACAAAAGCGTATCTTACAGCACACATAAAAAAAGCCCTAGCGGTTAAACTAAGGCTCTTTCCTTTGGGGATCTATACAGCTTAAGGAGTAAAGAGAAGATTACCAGATTTACCCGCAATGTTGAATAAAGGTTCTAAACTTTCCTCCTGTCTTTTAATGCATCGTATCTGCAAGTTATCATCTAAGAACTTAACATTAAGATTGACCAGCTTATATTCTCCAGACTTTACCTTTTGTTTGATCTCTTTGTTTGGCACTCCCAAAAACCTTGCAAGATACTTGGAAGTGGTGGCGGAGTAGTTCCAGAAGTTCTCATCTAGTTCTATAGTATCCGTTGCATCTATCCGCCTTGCAATCATACTATTGTATGACTGAAAGTATGCATCAGAATTATTATCAGTAATTACAAATTGGTTAGGAACTGCATTTCCACAGTTGCTTATCATATTAGAAACGTACATGTTATATCCTTTTTGTTAGTTAAAATATATCTTGCATGGATTATATACAGAAAACTTACAGCATGGCAAGGGAAATAAAAAAAGCCCTGCAGAAGGAATAATAATGCAAGGCTCTCTTTTTACGGAACGATTATGTTATTTTGTTTTATTTCATATGCTCCCCTTTCTCCGCTGTTATAGAACTCTTAAATTTCCGCATGCCTTCGCACTCTCCATAAGCATTGACTAAGTTCAACGTTTTTGAGAATGCGGACATAAACAAATTATAGTTTCTCTCATCTAGACAGCTAACGGCATGATGTAGTTGATCTCCTGCATCTGCTATGCTTTCTACTCTGGTATCTGCTATTCCCATTTCAAGTAATGCTTGTTTAAAGTAATGATTTCTAGCCATAGTTTTACCTTTCATCGGTTGTTAAAGTTAATATTAAGAATGTGGCACTGCCAACGCCAAGCAACGCCAATAGACAAACAAAGTGAATAACAGAATAATATCCTGTATTGCTCTCAATGATTGGTTGCATCAAGACAAGCCCAAAGATTGAATATATCATTAAAAACCACGAAAGAATGTACAAAAATATAATCATTCGCTTGAACCAATAATTGCTTTTAATTGACGTATTATATTATTCTCTCCAGCTACTACACCCAGATTAAATAATGCTTTATCACTGCCATTAAATGTTGCTCCTATCTCTTTAGCAACAAAGGATTTAACTTCAGATTTACTAACAGAAACATATAAATTATATAATGCTTTCTTTCCTTCAACGTCTAAAGCTGTAATAAATAGTTCTTCTCTGCTGGTGGTTTCTTTCTTCTCTTTTTTATCTTCCATAACTTTCTCCTGTTTTGAGTTAAAAATATACTATAGCATACATTGTATATAAATTCTCCAAAAAAGTAAAAAAAAAAGTTAGATACAGAATATACCTAACTTTTTTCCTTTTATAATAGCATTAAAATAATGAATATTATAATACATATGATACATAATTTATATATCGTAGCTACTAACTCCACCATTGACTCCGCCTTGCGTATTAGATGTTAAAAGTATATTCATTATGCAACCGCCAATGACTCTAATGTTTGCCATGCTTGACTATCCAAAGCACCACGTACTAGTATTTCTCTATCTTTCTGTACATTAGCCTTTTGTGATCCTTTTCTGCCCATGCTGACTTCCTTCATTTCTCCTTTGCTGTTGAGTTTCTCGTAGCTTTCATCAGTGTGGGTAGACCAATGGGTTAATGCATTGTATAAAGCCCAGATTGTATTGCCTAGACTCGGTTGCTCTTGTTCATACCTATACATAAGATAATCCGATAACACTGTATTGACCAGCTTAGTATCAATAGTAGTACTATCTGCAATGTCTCCCAAAGTTTCTACTGTTTTAGATTTCTTTTTACAAATAGAGTGTGCCAGAAATAATGCCACCTGTTTATCGGTAATTTTGGCATTGCTCCATTGCTGGAACTTCTCGGTTTGATTGGTGAATACATCAAGAGTAGATGATATCTTAGCTAAGGCGGAATTTACAG